ACGCGTTCGAAGTGGGTTTCTACCTAGGGGGTTTCCCTAGCACGAAGTGTCTACTGCTCTTTAAGTCTTCGTTGTCTACCTGCTACAGCATTACCTGTACTACTTAGGTATCAAACATACGGATTAGCTTCGTTTCGTATGCCGGTACGAGGCACATCACAGCCTGAGATCGTAGGTGCGAATCTACAATCTCTCACTGGAGAGGTACACTCTGTCTCTCTCGAGACCCTCGAAACCCGATCATGCTGTTAGCCACCTTACGGGGTCGTCCCGGAGGATTTCTACAGTCTTAGTTTCCCAAGACCTGAATCGTAAGGCAACATGGCACTCGTTAGAGATAAGTTTTATTCTCAGATCTACGAGTTAGACTTTCACGGACCGTCGTTTATCAGACTTCGGCCGCGGCGTGATTTTGAGAATAGGTACGGATTTCCGGACCATCTCAGCCCAACGCAACTCAGTACATCGATTAAGGGTTACTACCCGATCGGTCTCCATAAAGTCTATAGAGTCACCAATCTGTTCTTGAGCTGATTGGGCTTCATTCTCGACGCTCTCATAGAGTTTAAAGAATGCGTCCAAAGATTCAACAGACCCTTCTCAGTTATTACACTTGAGAGCGGCCTGAATCATTCTCTGAGCAGATCCTCTAGCCTCAAAGGAAGTCGTCATCATGTGATCGTAAATGTACTTGAAGACCGAAGTCCAAAGCATATTTGCGAGCACTGGGATTAGTTTAGCAGTCTGGTCATCCAGACCGGTGAAATATTCACCAATATGCTTTCCAAGCATACTGCTAGACTTCACGAGATCTTTAGGATAGATCCCCCGTAGGAGGTCCAAGGCCAATTTGGCCATGAACTTCTTAACAGGGCCTAAATCCAATAAATCCGGCTTAAATGAATTGAATCCAATGGATAGCATCCATTGAGTCCAAGACGTAAAGGCCGAGTAAATGGAATCAGGTCGTGATAACCACAACAACAGTAACGCCTCAGACCGGCTTATTCGTGAGAAATGGCCAGTCATCCGCGATACTGCGTGGTAGCCGTGTCCCATCATCGCCAGGACAGTGCTGACTCGTGGTCGGTGTTTGCTCACAAGAGCGAGAAGAACACTGACGTCCACATAAGAGACGAAGAGTTCTCTCCAAGAAACAGGAGAGACATCAACCCCCTTATGTACGAAGCGTTTTGCGAACTCAAAAGAACCATTTTGAGAGACAAGCGACTTCGAAAGGTTAATTGGACACCCAACCTCTTTCATGATCTCAAGATACG